CGATGCCCTCGACTGAATTGACGTTCAACCTGTCGAGTGATACACTCAATGAAATTACCAAGGCTGCTGCTGTTATTGGTGTTAGTCATCCTCAAACGGTGACTAATTACACTTGCAACACTAAGCGCGGTACTCATTCAATGAGTCTTGATCAGCTTGAAAAACTTATTGAGTGGTCTGGTGGTCAGTGTATCGCGCAAGCGGTTGCTGAGTTAGCGGGCGGGGTGTTTGTGCCTGTTAAGGGTATGGACTTAGAAAATATTGATGTAATGGCTGAGGTGATTAAGTGCATTCAAAATGTAGCTGAATTATCTGATGAGGTAAGAAAGGCCATAGATGATGGCAAGGTGAATGATGGGGAGTGGGGGCGTATTCGCAAGGCTAAGTTTAAGTTATACGAGGCGGTTAATCGGCTGATTATGCTGTGCCATCAGATGAGAGAGTAAAAATAATAGAGTACTTAATTGGATAGATTGTGGGGTTAGTCTTGCGCGGGATTTCGGCGCAAAGTTCGCGATTTTTTTGTGACTTATTTTTTGTGTGTAGCGTTCGTATTTGGACGTTCTACAGGGGGACTTATGGGTAAAGTAGTGAGTATTGGTGCAAGCGATTATGTTGGCCGTATTTGGCAGTTTAATGAAGATGAAGATGCTGCTATGGAATATTTGCCACACGCTGATCAGGTGCTTTATTTACGCGCTCTGAGAAAGAATATGGATTTCTCAACTGGTATTGTTGGCGTAAGGCGAAAGATTAGTTATCAGCAGTTCAAGGAGCTGTTAGAGGTTAATCGACAGCAAGGCAGCACCAAGCCTAGTTATGCGCCCACAAGGGATGAGTTGCGGGCGATTATTGCAAGGCTTACTAGGGCTGGTCTGATTGAGCGTCTTACTCTGGATACGACTGCGCGCATTGAACGTCTTGTTTTTAAATTGCCTCTAGCGCATGTAGGCCAATATTCTACCTTATCGAAAGAGCACCAGCGCACCCCCACGGGAACACCCCCCGCGCGCTCTTTAGACGCTGCGCGGCCTGCGGAGCATGTGAACCCCTCTAGTGAAAACCCTATGAACCCCTTACATCAGTTAGTCAGTAAGTCAGATATTAAAGAGAATAGCGAAAACTCTGAAGAGTTTGAGCGCTCTCCTGCGAATGATTCTTCGAATTCGGAAGAGACAAAAGCGGTTAATCAGGAAGTAGGCTATTGCCCACATCAAGAGATTTTAGACTTGTGGAGCCAGCACTTGCCTAGCAAACGAAAGCCCAATAGGAGCTTATGGTCAGGCTCTGTTGCTTCCAAGAGGCTCAAGGCAAGGTGGGTTGAGGCTTCGCAGATAGTTCATAGCAGCGGCGAACGTATGCTGTATTCAAATCGTGAAGAGGGTTTGGCGTGGTGGTCAAATTTCTTTGAATATATTTCTAAGCAATGCAAGTTTTTGATGAGTGATGATGCTCTGTTTTTTAATTTGGGTTGGTTGGTTGAGAGTGAGAATTTCATAAAAACTTTAGAGAAAAACTATGAGGTGTGCAGATGAATATGCAAGTTTCTCGACGTAGTTTATTTAGTGCAGATACTGAAATTAGTGTGCTGGGCTCTCTCTTGTTGGATGCTGATGCGTACTCTGAAGTTGTTGATGTGGGTGTTACGCCTAAGTCATTTTATGACCCTAGGCACGCCGCAATTTTTTCTGTTGTTGGTTCGATGTACGAAGCGAGTATGCCAGTTGATGTTGTTACTGTGTTTCAGCATCTTGAAGCGATTGGTGAAGTTGGTCAGGTTGGTGGTATGGCTTATTTGGGGGATCTTGCTGATGCTGTTCCTTCGACTGCGAATGTAGGAGGTTATGCAAAGATTTTACGAACGTTAGAGTTTGAGCGGTTGTGGTATCAGTCAGCTAAGGATATTGAAGAGGTCTTGGTTGGTACTGGGTGTGATGATCATGCGGATCGTATGGGTCGTATTCAAATGATTCTGAATGGGGCTGAGCAGGTCGAGGGTGAAGGTAATATTGTTGAGTTTAAGCCAGCGCTTAAGCAGTATTTGGAAGTTGTGGATGAGCGCAGTAGAAGTCCTGAGTTAGATGGAATCTTAACGGGTTTTGATTTTATTGATAAGCGCTTCGGGGGTATGAAACCTGGTTGGTTTGGTGTGATTGGTGCTCGGCCTGCGATGGGTAAGACGGCTTATTCAATGAATATTGTTAAGTATGTTGCGCTTAAGCAATGTAAGAATGTGATGGTTTTTAGTTTGGAAATGTCCACGGATGAGCTTATTGAGCGGATGGTTGCTGCTGAGGCGAAAGTGAAATTGGGCTTGCTTAAGAGCGGTAAAGTGCTAAGTCATGCAGAATCTACGACTCGCTTTGGGGCTGCTGTAACCAATATGAGCAAATCGGGTGGCCAAATATTTTTTGATGATACGGCTGGTTTGAATATTACAACGCTAATCGCTAGGGCTAAGCGTTATCATCGCAAGCATGGATTAGGTTTGATTCTGGTTGATCATATTGCTCTGGTTGAAACGAATCAAAAGTCTGAAGATGAGAATGCAAAAATAACTTTGGTGTCTCGACTGTTTAAGAAGTTGGCGAAAGAATTGGGCTGTGTTGTCATCGCTTTGAGTCAGCTAAACAGGAGTGTAGAGAAGCGACCGAATAAAAGACCAGTAATGTCTGACTTGAGGAGTAGTGGAGCGCTTGAGCAGGATGCTGACTGGATTCAGTTTTTATATCGTGATGATTATTATAATGATGACTCTTTAACACCTGGTCAGGCTGAAATCATTACAGATAAAAATCGTCATGGCCCAGTCGGGACTGATTATTTTGGTTGGCGGGGTGAGTATAGTCTTTTTGAAGGATTGAAAGAGGGTGATCGTTATGAGCCGCCCAAAGAAGAAAAGGAGAGCTTCGTATGATTGAGTCAATTGATCGTCGCTTGGTTGCGTGGGGTGAGTCGGTAGCTGATGTAGAGTTTGAAGGCCGTAGGCAGTCAGCAGGATTCTCTCTTGAGTTAAGTGGCGGGGGTAGTTTGAGTAGTATGATTTTGGTTGATGTTGATGTTGATGAAATTGAAAAAGCGGTTAAGTCTTTATCTGATAGTTTGCGTCAATGCGTTAAAGAGTTATACGTTGAAATGGATTCTACACTTGAGCAAAAGGCAAAAGCTTTGCGCATTAGTAAGAGCACTTTATTAAGAAAACGTGATAAAGCACATGTACAAATAAATAACTTCCTGTATGCAAAAGTAGAAAAAAATAAGATATATAATTAATTTAATCACGTTTGCTAAAACTGTTTGCAAACGTGAAACTTTAGTGTAAATTGCTTCCTAGTTCTTGTTGTGTGTCTGATTGAGATACAGCAATAATAGCTGACACTAAAACCCGTTTTGACTTCTATTTATTTAGAAAGCAACGCGGGTTTTTTTATGTCTGCGATTTGTGAAACTGACGTATCCCGCAAATGTCTTTCGAGAAGGGATGAGTTTGATGTGGCATATCATTAACAGATAAGTTTGCCTATTCCTTAGACTGCATTTAGCCAATTTCGGTTGGCTCTTTTTATTTCAGGTTTTAATTATGACAACGGTTGTTCTTCATCGCGATAAAGAAAGAGATGAGGGGACATTGGGCCGTTTGTTTGTCGGCTGGCATTTCTTTTGCCATTCAATTGAATTACCTGATCGTAATAATGAAAAAAATTATTCTCGTATACCTGCTGGTACATATCGCTGTGAGTGGCATAGGTCGCCTCGGTTCGGCTGGGTATACAAAATTAAAGATGTTCCTAATCGTACTCACGTTTTGATTCATCCTGCTAACTGGGC